GGGCTCAGGCGCTGCGCCTGGCGCATCTAGCTGTGTATGGATCACCACACCCACTTCGCTGGCGCCGATCTTCTGGCCCAGATTACTATCCGCTGCCACACGATACTTCACTGTGTTGGGCATGAACTCGTAGGCACCTTTGACCAAGGGTAGGCGGTTCGAGAACAACAGATCACCCTGCACATATCCGCGGAAATCCTGTGGAGTGGCTGCTCTCAACAAGGGGAATAATTTACGATAGATGTTGACCAGCTCGCCTCGTTCGCCGCCACGTTGGACCATCATGCGCTCGATCTGATCCGGCGAGGTGGCCAACCCATCATAGCCTTTGGCCAGGAATCCTGACTTGTCTGTGAGCACGAACTCTCCCGAGGGCTTGCGGCCAAATATGATGGCGGGTTTGCCGTCCCATTTCACCGTGGCTGACTCTGGCTGGCGTGCTGTGGCCACGATGCCTTGCAAGGCCTGCGTGATACCTTGGCTACCCATGTCAAACACCATGTCTTCGGGGTGTTCGATACGCACACCCTCCATGATAGGGATCATGCCTTGGTTTACTATGCGATCGCGCAGGCGGCCCAGGAAACTCACTTCGTTCTCTCCGAGGTTCTCCGCGTTCCAGGGCACACCTTCGCGCTCCATGTGCGCACGGAAATCTGCTATCTTTTCATCCTTCTTGGGATCCATCTTCAGCGCACGCATGATAGCTTCGACTGAATAGAGATCTTTAGCTGATGCCGTGGGATTCAGCAACAATTTAGCCACCGCATCAGGATCATCTGTGATGATATTATTTGAAGCACGGTCGGCGATACCATCGTTTTGATTGAGTTTATACCCCATGCTTTTGGCTATGGAATTGATCATGATGTTGCGCAAGGCGCCTTTGTAAGCACTGGTAGGATCGCTAGATAATACGAATTGATTCCAGCGAGGTTTGTTGGTAAACATGAAGTCAGTCTGCGCAAACCCGTTGTTGGGATCACCATCAATGGCAGTGAGGAAATGCACACTTATACCCGATTTTTTCACATAACGATTAGCTTCCACACCCTGCTGGCGTGCCCAGGTACCTAGCTGGGCCGTGAGCTGTTCCTTGGAGATCTCATTGGCATCAACTTGTAGATCCAGATCCCCAGACGATTCTTTGCGTCCAGTGGTACCCAACCAACGTGCTGGCAATCCATCTATGAGATTCTTTTCTCGGGTGAAATCCAGACCGGTTATCTTTTCCAAATAGCGGACGGTACCAGGTATCTCAGCTCGAAGGATGCGACGTGTCAAGGGCTGGCCCTGATCGTCTTTGAATACGTTGCCGCCTTCTAACAGCTTCATAGAGATCGACCCGAAGTCTGCTTACTGCTACTGAGCTGTGTCATGGCTGAACGTGTGGCCATGGCGTGCGTGGCTCCCCCGGTGATTACTCCACCCGTCTCTAGATCTCTCCAGCCCGCGGTAGGTGCATCCCACTCATAACGAGTGCTCATCTTCTCACCGGTGCGAGGATCTGCTGTGTCCAGCACTACCACATATCCATCAGGTATAGAATACACGGGGTTAGATTTGGCTTTGAGATACTGAGGAATGAAAGTGGTACTCAGGAAGTCTTTCACTAATTTGGTATCTGTGGTCTTTATGGCGTCATTCAGGGCGGCCACGGTCTCTGAGCTCAGTCTGGACTGAGTGGTGCGTGCCAACCAGTTGGCGAACATGCGCTGATATTCGCCCACGTCCATGGCTTCCCCAGCGGGCCTGCGGCTGTTTTCCTGGCGCACGGCATTGTCCCAAGCCCGGGCGAACTGGTCTGCCAGGGTCTCTACCTGTTGTTTGTCTCTCGCCTGGGCCACGGTATCGCTCATGTTCTTGAACCATTGTGGTGTGATCTTGCCGCGGAATGATGCCATGCGATCCTTGGCCGCACCCATGGCAGCGGCCTGCTGTGCTTGGCCCATGGCCTGCAGATCTCCCCAGAGCCCTTCGGAAATGAATTCTCTAGCCCTCATCGGTGCGCCTCACGGTACGGGTGAATTTGCTTTCATCACGCAGGCGTATGGCGTTCAGCAGTTTCCTTTGCAGATTTTCGGCGGTTTCGGGATCGTAGGTCTGCTCGATCTGTTCAAGCAGGCGTATGGCGCTGGCTATGATGTTGCTGGCGCGGGTCTCGATGATGTGCCGGCGATCTCGCTCGATGTACATGGCATCGAGTTCTTCTAGTATGCTGCGGGTCTTTTTTTGCATGATCACAAAGCCTTTGGATTATTTATTTGGATCTGGACCTATACTTGCCTAGAAAGATCCGCAGTTGTCATCGCAGATCACCAGCCTACCTTGCTCGTAGCTGCCGATAGACCAGGATTTTTCCACGGCCTGGAACCATCGTATACAATCTTCTAAAGGATGCTCCAGCGCATTGTTCTTTGCGATCATTGGAACCAGCTGTTTGTTCGCGGCCTGATGATACTGTCCATGCCCATAGGTCCGTGGATAAACCCAGTATAACAGCAAGGACTCACATCTCCGTTGGCCGCGATGTAGATACTTTTCAACTGTTTGGTCTCACAAGAGATCTTGTTTTTTGGCGCACGATCCTTTATGATATCTTCCAGCAATATCTCGTCGTTTTGTTTGCGGAAAAACATCACTTTGAAATCGGTTTCTCCTTGGTAATCGCCCAAGGTATGAGACAGATTGCCATGCCGATCGAATACCGGAGCAGTGTCGCGCACACTTTCGATCAGCACGAATCCTCGGAATCCCAGGGCCTGGCTCATGTCTCTTGCTTGATCTATCTGATGCTGATTGTGCTGGAATCTGATCATCTGCCATTCGGCATACCCCCCGGCATCAATGAAAATACCAGCATTCTTGATCACTGTTTTCCACGATATGTTCTGCCGATACAGGGCATGCGTGTCTTCGAGTCCATCCAGAGCAAAGTTTACCACGACACCAGCCCGGGCTAGTCGTTTCCAAAACTCTCTGTCGCGAGCACCACCATTGGTGCTGATCTGGATGTCGAGATCGCTGTTTGCTGAGCGCAGATATTCCACGATATCCGCACCGTCAGGGTTCATCACGATATCCCCAAAATTACCATTGATCCTTACGGATGTCAGTTGCCGGACGAAATCTTCCTGGAGGATCTTCTGGCATTGACCCAGAGTCATGTAGACTTCAGGATATCCGCCGTTGTAAGTATATCCCCAGAACGTCCTAGGGCACCACGGGCAGGCTGCGTTGCATAAGGTAGACACTTCGAGATGCACATCTCTGATATCCTGATATGCTATCATGTCTGTTTGATCTGGCCCAGCAGTTGTTTGAGTTTGTTTGATTGCACATCGGCGGTGATTTTTCCAGTGTTTTCATCATCGTTTGAAACAGTGCTCTTGGCCTTGATCGATTCATAGATGCTGGGTTTCTTGACGAATCCACCGGCGGCCGGTGCTTCATCTCCTAGATCTCTGATGCGCAGGCTTTCTATATCAAACTCCAGTTCTACTTTCTGTCCTACACCGCTAGAACTACGAGTCTTCATCAACTGTAGTTGATAACGCCCTCGCTCACGCATGGCTCGGCTGGTAAAGATACCAAACACATTGTCTGCTGTATTGATCTTAGAGATACCACCGGAAATGTGGCTATGATCAAATTCGATCTCTTCTACTGCCGCTCGATTCAACTGCGAAGCTGTGACAAATAAAATGTTGAGTTCCTTGGCCAGATTGCGCAGTTCTTCGGAAACATATTTGTCTTTCACGAACAAGTCATTAGGCGACACTTTTGCGCTCACTGGCATCAGGAGATCCAGATAGTCTACGCACATAAAGTCTGCTTTCACACCAGTCTGTATTTCTAGCTCTTTGAGATATGCACGGATATCGTTCACAGTACTCTGTGCTGGCATGTACTTGATCCTGAGCTTGCCAGCTTTCTTGGCCATCATCTTGACTTTCATCTCTACAGTGTCGATATCCTTGAAGATATCTTTGGCTGCGGTATTGGTCATCATGGAGTCTATGCGATACGAACACAGACCTTCTGAAAGTTCCAGCGTAATGTACACACCGCTTAGTCCTGCTTGGGCCCAATTCACTGCTAAGTTTTGCATGAATAGACTTTTACCAGAGCCCGATCCGCCAGCAAAGATCTGTAACTCTCCGCGATTGAATCCGCCGTATAGCAATTTGTCTAGCACAGGCCAGCCCGTGGAGTTCTGCCCATTGTTAGATTTCAAGGCCATCAATCTCGCACGCGGATCATCGAAATAGTCTGTGCCCATATCCTTGGTCAGCGAGATCTGTACCGCATCCTTGATCAGTTTCTCTACAGGATCATACTGACCTTTTTCCAACAGATCCGCCGACTTCAAGATCGCACGTTCTAGTTCTTGCCTGCGAGTGAATGATTCAAATTCTTCCAAGAACCAGTCAAAATGGCCTTCATTGATATCGGGTATCTCTTGGAGATCTATATTGGTCACTGCCTTTACTTGACGTCTTTCAGGTAGAGTCTTGTGTTTGTCACAGTGCTCTTTTATGAATTTGGCTGCGCTACGAAGACTACGATCAAAGTTTTCTTCATTGAAGATATTCTGCACACGCACATAGCTCTGTGCATCCTGCATCATGATCTCTAGGAACAGTTTCTGTACTTCTACTGAATAATCTTTCATATGGCCTCTTGTTGCTTATCTATCACTTGCGCTATCAACTCTGCTAGTTTCTTGTGAGTGCGAGGACCAGGGTGCCGATCCAAGGGTGCATCATCTGATTTGAAATCATATACAGTTTCCCAGGAATTGGCCCAGAGATTCCAATTCATCAGCTCCATATTATTGGCCAGACGGTCTGCAAAATCATTTCTTTCGTTTTTATCTAGCCCGTCAAACAACAACTGAGCGTAGTCAGATTCCTGTTTCCTATGTAACAAATCACTTTTCCAGCTAATCAAGCCATTGACGAAACAGATGCGACGATTTTTTTCTCGTGCTTGATCCTGCAATATCCTGGTAAAATCTATCACTGTCATGAGATTAGCATAATCATGATTCAGTCGCTGGAACTGTTCAACGAATTTTTTATGTTCTGTACTTTCCGTGGGTGTGCCTACAAACACTCCTTGATTGGGCATAGGATACATCCAGTGCCGGTGGATCGCGGACCATTGTATCACGAAGATATCCGCATCCAGGTCTATCATGGCCTTGGCCGCACGTAAAAAGATTTTGAGATTGCTGGCACCACCTTCGGCATCATTGATCACATCAGCTGAATATCTCTGTGCCAAGAGATTGGGGTAGATCGCAGGATCTTCTTTACCTCCAATGAACCCGGTGCCCTCAGTAATACTACATCCACTGGCATAGATTTTCATCCTAGCTGGTCCTTTATTAGTGCGAAAACATCCATGTTACCGATGATATCAAGGTGATTGATGTTTCCGGCACGCTGTTCTCTCAATTGATGTATGCTGTGTATTTCTGCTGATCCAAGATCAA